ACCTACAGTTACCATTTCTGAACCTGATCTAACAACAGAACCTGAACCTACAGTTACCATTTCTGAACCTGATCTAACAACAGAACCTGAACCTACAGTTACCATTTCTGAACCTGATCTAACAACAACCATTTCTGAACCTACAGTTACCATTTCTGAACCTGATCTAACAACAACCATTTCTGAACCTACAGTTACCATTTCTGAACCTGAACTAACAACAGAACCTGAACCTACAGTTACCATTTCAGAACCTACAGTTACCATTTCAGAACCTGAACCTACAGTTACCGTTTCTGAACCTACAGTTACCATTTCTGAACCTGATCTAACAACAGAACCTGAACCTACAGTTACCATTTCTGAACCTGATCTAACAACAGAACCTGAACCGACACCGACAACAACAACAGAACCCGAACCGACACAGACAACAACAGTTTCAGAACCAATTAAACCAGAACCAGTAATTGAAGAAAAAATTGCGGATACATTACCTACAATAACAATTGTCAAACCATCTGATTTTAAAGATCTTGAAAAATCTATTGACGATGCTCCGGTTTTAACAGAAAAGGAAGGTGATCATATTATAAGACAAATTCAATGTTTAGAAGGAGAACAATTAGATCCAAATGAAAACAGATGCTTACCTTGTACTCATTATAATTTAGTATGGGATACTGAACATAAAGTGTGTAAACCAATGTTAAAAGAAGAAATTATAAAGGAACAAGAAAAACATTTATTGACAGATGGTATGATTATAAATAATTTAAATTTAGTATCAGACCAAAAAAATAACATTATAGGTTACCTTGAAAAATAAAATTACAGATTACTATTATTTAAAGTTTTTTAAAAACAATTAATTTCTATATAAACTATAATAAACATGGATTCTACATCTATTATAGATTACATAAAGAAGAATTATCCACAAGTAGTGTTTACGCCATTTAAATTTCAAAAATCTCGGGCACTTGCATTTATACTTGATGATAATAACTTGGTAATTGGATTTATTAATTCAAATGGTACGCTTTGTAAATTAATAGAACCAATAGATACTAGTTTACTTTCCAATGAAAATATGCAGACTATTATACAAAAATTACCAATTGTAAAGGGGTTTACTGAAAAAGATAAACAACGTTTATTACGATTATTTGAAAATAAAGAAGAAACCGTTTCAAAATCAGAACACAAAAAGATTAAAAATGAGCTTGAAATGAGAATAAATGATCTTGAAAAATCTGTAAATAATTATGAAAAATCTGTAAATGATCTTAAAAAATCTGTAGATCTTGAAAAATCTGAAAATGATCTTGAGAAAATTAAAATAGAAGAGGATAATAAAAAATCTCAAGAATATAAAACTTTATATGATAGTAAATCAAATGAAGTAATTTTTATCCAAAAGGAATATGAAGATAAAATTAAAATTATTAATGATCAGTATCTCTTAACTTTAAAGCAATTAGATGAATGTAAATCTCAAATTATAAATCAAAAAGATGCTATTTTAGAAGGAATTAACAAGTATAAAGATGAAATCAAGGAATTTGTAACATCTAAAGATTTACAAATACAAGATTTGGAACGCATAAATCAGAAATACATTGAAGAACGGAAAACATTACAAGATCGTTTAGATTTACTGTTGGAAAATGAAAAACAATCTATGAATAATATATTGTCAAATAAAGACACTATTTCAGAATATGATAGTAAATTAAAAGAGAAAACAGATAATATTTCTGAACTACAAAATGCTATTGAAACGATAAAAACAGAATTGTCAATTGCTAAAAAAGAATTGAATCAAAATGAATTGCAAAATCAATTATTAAACGGTTATAAAACACGTTGTAAAGATAAAGTTTTGAATGAAAAAACCGAAATTATAAATGCTATACAAGATTATAAGCAAAAATGGGATGATTGGGCTAAAAATATAAACAATGATGTTACAGAATATAAACGGAAATTATTATTAGAATTGAAAACTGTTCAAGAAAATCTAAAGGGTGTTTTAAATACCAATATTGAATCGAGCAATTTATCAGATAAAGAAACACAACGTTTAAAACAAAATATAGTTGATATTGAAACTGCATTAAAGCAAACAATAAATGAGCAAATGATACATTTATCAGAAAAAGATGCGCAAATAAAATCAATGGATAAAAATATTCAAGATCTTACGTCTGAAAAATCATCTTTTACAGAACGTAGTTCTAAAATGGAATCTGAAATAAATACATTACAACAACAAAAAAAACAACAAGAATTAGCGATTGCAACATTACAGAAACGATTACAGGAAGTTGAAAAATTATTATTGCAAAATAACAATACTCGTATAGAAACACAAGTTGATTATGATAATTGTTATAGTATTATTACCAATTTTGTAGCCCTAAATAATATTTTCTTTAGGAAACAAGAAATTATAAAAATTCTAGATGATATTATTAGTAATAATTTGGGATCTTTTAATAATTTAAATGATACTATTAAAACATCTATAAAAACAAATTTTGAAAAAATAAAGACTGAAATTACAAATCATATTAGATTTTTAAACTTGTCAGATTATATAAAGAGTCCTAATTTTGAATATTTAAAATCAAAAACTAGTAGAAATAGAGTTCCTGAAAGTTTTTGTCGAGACCTAAGTAATTTATTAGAATATTGGAATGTTAATAAACTTGATTACAGAGAACAAGATAGACTTTTAACAAATATTTATGAAGATTTATCTGGTGCCGTAAGAATTTATATAAGAATCAAACCATTAATAGGAAAGGATAGTAGAAATCACACAGTAGAATTACAAACAGTTGAAAATAAAAAGTTGAAATCATTAAATATAGATTGTTCATCTAATCCAGATACAAAATATAAAGAAAGACGTTCATTTGGAGAATTTTATGGTATATTTGAAGAAGATTATACTAATTTGGATATATATACTGGTCAACGAGGAACTATTATACCCGATTCAGATTCATTGCAAGTAAATATAAATAATATAATCGAATCATCAGATTCTATAAGCCCTGGGTTGTACAGTACATTTAAACAAGTAGAAGATGGCTATTCTATCGTCTTATTTGGGTATGGTTTAAGTGGTAGCGGCAAAACTTTCAGTTTATTAGGAAGTAAGGGATCACCTGGTATATTACATTATGGATTAGCTAATTTAGAAGGTGTTTCAAATATTAAACTAAAATATTTATTCGAACAATATTATAACCGTGTTAATTTCAACAATCGTCAAGTATCTGGTAATATACATAATTTAATAAACAAGATACCACAATTAAAAGAAGTATCCCGAGATGAAACTGTTTTTGAAAAAAATATACCAAGTTATATTAATATTAAAGATCTTAAAGTAGCTGACATATATGCCCTTACAGATATTATTGACAAGTATAGAATTGAACATAAAAGAATTAAAATGACACCAAATAATCAAGTTTCAAGTAGATCTCACTTGTATTTTGTATTTGAAATACAATTTACAAACGGTAAAGTTGGATATATAACAATAGTTGACACTGCTGGAAGAGAATCTCCAATAGATATATTTAATACATTTATTGATACATCCCGAGGTAATTCTATTCAAAGTGTTATGGCACCATCTCCTGTAGGTGGGGTAAGCAATGTAGAACGGTCATTAAAACCAGAATATAAAGATACGTATGATCCAAGTGATGTATTTGAAATTTTAAACGAAGGGTTTTATATTAATGAAACTATTAATCATTTGATTTATTATTTTAATGTTAAAAATGGAAAGCAAATTGAAACTCCTAAACAAAAAATTGATAAAAGGTACAATGTAGTGTATAAAGTCAAAAATTACTTTGTACAACCAAAAGATGAAGATGAAAAGATAGATGGGTCAAATAATTCATTAATGATACCTATACTAAAGTTTTTAGATAATCTTTCTAATAAAAATAAATCTGATACTACATGGAGACCTACTAAATTTATTACATTATGTTGCGTAAGACAAGAAGAAAACTATTGTGACCAAACAATGGAAACACTTGAATTTGCACAAAATGTAAAAAGTAGTTAAACCAACAACAACAACAATAAGACAAAAGACAAAGATAGTCTAACAAAGATAGTCTAACTACCAAATAAAAAATTTTAAAATATTACATGTATAATAATAAAGATGAAAAAACATTATAAATATGATATTAAAATTCCACCAAGTCTTAATTTAAGAGAATCATTAATAATTAATAAAATTATTTATACATTAAATGACCCCCGTGGCTGGGTAAAATTTGGTTATAGTTTTGATTATAATCCAAATAAAATAGTTGATTTTATTATAACAATTGTACCAAACAAAGTAATTAAAAAAATATGTAAATTTAATGGTTTAAGTTGCGCTGACCTTTCAGCTAATATTATATATTTAAATTTAGAAAATTGGAAAAGGGGGAGTAGCAAATCAAAACTACTTTTAGATGAATACCGATGTTATCAAATTTTTCATGAATGTGGTCATATACTTGGAAAAGGTCATTTAAAAATAAAAGATTTTAAATCAGGGACAAAAGCACCTATAATGATTCAACAAACACTTGGTATAGGTAATCTTAAACCTAATTGTTATCCTACAGTTCATGATTTTTATGCTTAATAATTTATTAGTTAAAAACTGATTTTTAATATCATTTTAATTAATAATTAAAATGAATAAAGAAAAAATTTCTGTGAATATTTTAGGTTATGGTTTTGTGGGTTCTGCGTGCGGATTCCTATGTGAAAAAAATAATGTAGAATTTAATGTATGTGATACACAATTAAAAACTGGAGATTTCAATTATTTTAATAATATACCAGATATTGTTAATTTTAGTGAAAGTAAATCCGATATTAGCTATTATTTTATTTGTGTTCCTACACCAAGTGATTCTGAAGGAAAGTGTGATACATCCATTGTTGAAAATGTTATTGGACAATTATCATTGGCTGTTAACAAAAGATCAATTGTTATTCTAAAATCTACTATTAAACCTGGTACTACTAGGGCTCTTTATAATAAATATAATAATGAAAAATTAGATATAGTATTTTGTCCAGAATTCTTAAGAGAAGTTTCTTATAAACAAGATATATATTCTGCTAAATTTGTATTGTTTGGGATTCATGAAAACCAAAAGGATTTGTTAAATGATTTAAAAAATCTTTTTACAAATTATCTTTATAAACACAAGTACCTCACCGGTTCGGCAAGTGAATCACCTTTTGAATTTTATTTTAAAACATTTGAAGAATGTGAATTATTTAAATATACTTTAAATACATTTTTTGCTACAAAAATTACATTTTTTAATGAAATATACGAACTTTGTGATACAATGGGTGTTGATTATCAAAATTTAAAAAGTTTATTTAAACTAGATAAAAGAATCGGTGATTATGGTACAGTCGTTCCAGGAATGGATGGTTTTGGATATACAAGAAGTTGTCTTCCTAAAGAAATAAGAGCTTTAATTAAATTACAACAAGAACTAGGGCTATCAAATGATCTTGCATCTTGTGTTGACAACAGAAATTTATACTTTAGAAGTAAATAATTTTTAATTTTGTATTTTTAATTTTGTATTTTGTATTTTTAATTATTATTAATTAAAAATCAATTAACATTCTAAATTTAATATTTTGTTAATATTTTCATCAACACGATTATTTCCATACCACAATGTGTGCTGCAGTGATAAAACGTCACTTGGTTCCTGCGTATGTGAAAATACGTGTTTTAATTTTGCTTTGATATCATTTTTATCAATGTTTGTTTTGTATTCTAAAATTTGTTTAATTAGGTCTTGATTTTTAACAGGTTCTCCTTTTGAATTTTTCCAATTGTTTTTAATCCAAGACTTGTACCATTTTTCAAGGCAATTTATAGAATACATACTGTCTGTACAAATGACTATATTATGATTCTTGAATAAATCTAAATTTTCATTAATAGTTTTAAAAATACATTTAATACCAGACAATTCTGCTTTATTATTTGTAGGATCTGTTACAACTAATCGTGTTGTATTAAAATTATAAAATGGTGAATCAAGATCATCTGTAAAAAATACAGAATATCCAGCTTTAGCATTTCGTTTACCATTTCCTTTGCATCCACCATCGCTGAAAATATAAAAATCTGACACATTTGCATTTGCATTTGCATTTAGATCTTTACTGAGTAATTCAATTGTTTTACTTGATAATTCGGGCAGAATATCAATTAATGTTTTTGTATTTAATTTATTTTTATAAAGGAATATTTCAAATGATTTCCTCGATGCCATATATATATTATAATTTACAAAATTATTTTCATTTTCTTTTATACATTTACTTGTTTAAAAATATTTGAAAATGCATACGCTACTTGACGGATTCCACTATGACTTCCACTAGCAATAGATGATACTGTATTATTTGCAATATCTCTATTAATGCTCCAAAAACTAAGTCTGCTAACCCAACTATTTTTTTTAGCAAAATCTACTACTGCCTGAGCATCTTGTAAATCAAAAATTTCAGTTGACGTATCATTTTGACCAATCATTGGAATTATACCAACTGTAACATTTGACATTCCTAAATTAATCAATTGATTACGTGTACCCTGAGCACCTGCAATAGCATATTGACCCATCAACCCATTTATAGCAGGTGAACCGTAATCCATAGTCATTATACGTAATTCATTTGGTACAAATCCAAACTTTTTAGCACTACTCAGTACATTTAACCCATTACCGTCTAATCCAGTAGTTGTTGCTGGTAAACAATATGCTATATATAAATTGGGATTGTTTTTTCGTAAAATAACCAAAGCCTGATTTCTTCTATCAATACTTGATTGATCTGCTAACGCATTACCTTCTATATCAAAATCAACATATTTCAATGAATATTTATTTATAACTGATTGGTAAGCTTGTACTAAAGCATTTACATCTGTTATAACTTGAGCCATTTCTCTACCAGCTGCTCCTCCCAAACTAAAACATACATCCCCACCACTTGCTCTAATTGCATTAATTTTATCCAAGTAAAATGATGTATTTAAACTATATCCTCCAGCAACAGATGGTTGATTATCATTTCCTGCAATTATAAATGCTAATGTAAATGCTTTAACACCTGATTTTTTATATATATCAACAAGATCAGGTGGTGGCCAAGCACCAACATCCACATATGGCATAAATTTACTAAAATTCGTAGGAACAATAACAGCAGTAGGTGTAGGAACAATAACAGGAACAATAACAGGAACAGTAACAGGAACAGTAACAGGAACAGTAACAGGAACAGGAACAGTAACAGGAATTGCTCTTTTTGGAATAAATGTAGTGTAATCTGGATTTTTTGCACTATCAAGTGAATTTTTAATATCAAAACCATTTTTTACATATGCTATTGCAGTTTTCCAATTGTAAACAACACATTTTGCATTCGGATCATTAATTAATGAATCCAAAATTGCACCAATACTTGGAGAATTTATTACTTTATATCCATATTGCGGAGATTCTCCCATTACAATGCCATCTATTTTTATCCATTCTGGTTTTGGATCTTGTTTAAAAACAGATCCTAGAAAAGTAGTATTTATCAAAGACATTATATTATACATTAATAATACAATTAAAAAACTTGTAAAAAAACGAAATGTATAATATAATCAAGATTTTAATATCAAGGTTTTAATATCAAGGTTTTAATATCAAGGTTTTAATATCAAGGTTTTAATATCAAGGTTTTAATATAAATAAGGGGGTCATTTCTGATATGTGTGTATTTGGATTTACTAATATTTGTTTTATATTTTTTACCGGAATAGCTATATCTACACGAGACCCCAACATAATAAAACCCAAACGTTCACCTGGGTATAACAATTTATTATCGTTTGGATTTTGCAAAGATAAAATTCTTCTTGTAAGTATTCCTGTTATTTGTGTAATTGTAAAATCAAAGTTGTACGTTGGGTTATAAAGTGTATTTATAACACGTTCATTATTAACAGAATGTTCTAAATAAGCTGGTTCAAATATTCCGTGTTTGTGTTCAATATTTTTTAAATAACTAACAGTTGGTATATATTGTGTATGATTATCAAAAATATTTAAAAACATGGAAATAATAACAAATTCTTTATCTGTATTTATAAATTTTATATATCCTGATGCAGGTGAATAAAAACAATCAGGTTTAACATCCTCCTTTAATCTATCTGGACTATTCATAAATCTTGTACAAAAAAATAACGCAACGAAAACAATGTACAAATTTTTTGTAAACAAATAACATATTATTGGCAATAGTAAAAGTGATTTGATATCCAATATTATCATTAATTATAATATAGAATATAATTTAAAATTGTTTAATTTTTACCCCGTTAATGTCTAGGACTTTTAATTCCACCAAATATATAATCTAAAAATGCATAATTTATTGATTCTTGTGCACAAGCTCGGTCTTTTGGTTTAGAATTTGTATTTGTAATTTGTTCAAAGTTTTCTTTAGCAGTCATCATAAAATAAATTATAAAAAGAATGGCTACTAACATTGCTAAATGTTCTATTGTTATATCAAGTTTCATTATATATATTATAACTTATAAAAAAATTTTTTTTATTATTCTAAATTATAACATATTATAACAATATAAATGAAATCACCAAGAAAATCAAAAACTACAAAGAGGTCAAAAAGTAAATCTGTAGTTAAAATTCCACTTACTACACAAGGAGGATTATTCTACAAAAGTTAAAACAGATATTGATTATATACATCGCCATTTAACAAAATACAAAAAATCACCAGTTAAACGTAAATCTGTTAAACGTAAATCTGTTAAACGTAAAAGCAAACGTAAATCTAGATCAAATTAACGTAAATCCGGGGTTAAATCTTGGTAGTTTTTATTTCATTAAAGTAATTTTCATTTTCCAATATAGTTCTTATTATTTGTATAATTTTTATTTTATCGTTTTTTGATATTTTAGTTTTGATTCTATCTTCTACTTGTTTAATTATATTATTTAGTTGTAATTTATTACAACCAAGATCTTTACTGCAAATATCTCGGATATGTTGTAAAAAAAAATTATGTTTATCTAATAATCTGCCAATTTCTTCAGGGAGTTCTGATCTTTTAAACATTGTATATACCTTTTTTCTTTTTGTTATAATTCCAATTGTTTGATAATGTCCAGATGTACCTTGCCCGCTTACGTTAAGGCTACCTTTATTATCATAATATAAAACAATTACTTTTGGTTGTAATTGATCGGGATTACTTAAATCTGTAATATTAAAATAATTATCAAGAAGAATAATATCCAAACCCAGTGCTTTTGAAACAAGAGATAACGTTATATGATCTCCTTGGAAATTAAAACCAGGTTTTTTTAATTCATTGTTAAATTGTCTTTTATTTGTAATACTAAATGGATCCCAGTCTCCAACAAATTCGCCATTTTGTTTTTCAATTCTATAAAGTTGAATAATATCAAAAAAATATTTATTATCTAAACTATTAATATATTTTACAAGTGATTTTCGTAATCGTTCGTGGTCAGTTTTACACCCAGCATTTGATAAAGCTGTTTCTATAGACCTAAATTGACAATTGCCATCTCCTAAACAATTTTTTATAACAAATGTGTTGCAAAGTAATTTAGATTGCCATTCTGGTTGTAATGGTTCCCAAATAAAAGTATCTTTTTCTTCAATATTTTCGAAATTGACATCTTCAATATTGATCTCACTCATATATTATATATTATAAAAAAATAATATATATACAACTCCTTAAATATTTGTTCTAATTGTAATTTATTTAATAGTTTTTTCTTTCATAATTATTTTCTGAAGTACATAACTGTCATAATTAAGCATAAAATAAAAGTTAATATAATTCCTCCAATTAATCCTGTTTGAACAACTTCAGTTTCTGCTTTGATGTTAGCTGTAGCGTCAGTTGCACGTTTATTGGCGTCTGCTGTAGCGTCAGTTGCACGTTTATTGGCGTCTGCTGTAGCTTTATCGAAGTCTTCTTTATCTTTATCAAATTTGGCTTTTAAAGAATCCATTTGTGTTTGTAAATCAGTTGCACGTTTATTGGCGTCTGCTGTAGCGTCAGTTGCACGTTTATTGGCGTCTGCTATAGCGTCAGTTGCACGTTTATTGGCGTCTGCTGTAGCTTTATCGAAGTCTTCTTTAAATTTGGCTTTTAAAGAATCCATTTGTGTTTGTAAATCAGTAAGTGTTATTCGTGTTCTTGATAATTCTTTATTTACAACATCATTTTCAATTGGATAATACCTAATAAACTTTTCAAAATAATTTCCTATTTTTATTTCATCACGGGTCATATTATCGTAAAGTTCTTTTATATGCAAATCTATAATATAAGATACTACGTTATGTACTAACGATGCTACTTGTGCAGTTGTATCAGTTATAGCAGTAGCATCAGTTATAGCAATAGCATTGGGCTGTGTACTAAGTAAATATGATTTAAGAACAAGATCACTGCTGACTGTAATTGACAAAATTTGTCTAAATAAACTAAGTACTCGCAACCTTAAAATTTTTCCTTTTGAATTTAATTTTTGTGCTGGTAATTCTGCATTATTTATAAATTCTACAACATCATCAAATGTTAATCCATATTTTGAGACAAATTTGTTAAAAAAATTTTTTTCTTGATCTGGCATATTTAATGTAATAGGAGTTATTGTGAAAAACTCTACAGATCCTCCAGGTCCTCCACTTTTCAATTGGTTTTGTAATTCTATAGAATGTAAAATAACTAAATCAATTATACGATTAATAAAAGTAAAGAGATAATCTATATTATTTATATATATATCACGTAATGTTGGTTGTTTAAGTGCAAGATTACGTGCTATATTATTTATATATATATCACGTAATGTTGGTTGTTTAAGTGCAAGATTATTAGGCTCATTCTCTTGAGCCTGTTTTTTAACTTCTTTAATATCTTGTTTATTCCATAAATCTTTTATTTTTGTTAATATTTGTATTCTATTTGTTAATAAATCTACAGTCATATCTTTTATTGGTGTATCCAAATTTCTAACAAATTGTTTCACATCTTCTATATTGGTAAGCTGTAATTTCAGGATGGAATCTTTATATGTGTCGTCAGGTAATATATTTGCATCAAAGCCTTCTTTTTTTCCACCAAAAATATTTAATTTTCCTTCTGGTGTTATATAAGTATTCACCATATTTAAAACATTAAAACTTTGCATTTAATTTATTATATATATACTTATTATTTTTTATTTTCTTATTTAATTATTTTCTTATTTTATTGTAAATATTTTCTAATTTCACATAATATTTTCTTATTTGTTTTGATTTCTCGGTTTTTACTAACATACACATATTATCTACATTTAACATTACTTGTTCATTTGGTCTTCCACCTAAATTAGGTTTTGGGTTTTTACCTTTAGGGGTTAAAACCTTGTTACCTTTAGGGGTAAGCAAAATTTTATAGTCTTCATCCTTAATAAAATTATTTTCAAGTGTTGTTTTTGCATTTTTCTTATGAGCAAAATCTACTAATGTGTCCAAATTAATTGGATAATCATTTGTAAAACTAGTTAGATTAGCAATATACCATCGAGTTTCTTGTTATATGAATTCTTTGTTTAGATTGTGTAATTTGTTGTACTGTTTTTGATAATTTGGTTCAGGTTTTATAATTTAGAACTTATATTTAATATTTTTATTAGAAATTTCATAGATGGAGGTGTTACAAGTCTTCGTTGTTTTCGTGGATATCGTCATTAAAACTTTGTTTAATACGAATATTAAAACCATAATTCATACAGCCATTGATAACAGATTCTTTTTCATTTCCATATTTGATTTTCATTGCACGTCTGAGGTCTTTGATATCTGGGACTCTTGAACTTGGATAATTATTAGACCACCAAGTAGAAAAATGACTATAAATATTCTTATTTGATTCAAAGTCATTTGATGTTTCTTCGAGTATTTGATCAAAGAATTCGTTGAATTTATCGTTGTCATCTTTGTATTTTGCAGTTGCTTTCTTTACTTCATCTGGTTCATTCATTCCTTCATTCAAGAATCTTCCATACCAATGAATTAAAATACTCATAAAGTATGGTCTCCACATTTTAATTTTGTATTTAATAGAAGGATCTATTTTGAATTCGTTATCTTTGATTGGATTATCGCAAAATCTTGATTTAAACTCCACCACACGTATTCTTCGCCAAGTTCCCCCGTCACAACTCGTGACTGTAGGTAAATCATTACAGCACATAATCATAGTTCCTTGTAATTTAAATGTAACGGGAGCTTTGAATAATTCTCTTGCAATAATAGTATCGCCTCCAGTGTATTGTTTTAAAATACCAGTTCTAAGTTTATCGTCGTGTTCTGGTTCTTGAAAAGTAAAAATACGTTTTCCTCGAAGTCTAACAACATCAGGTGATGCATTGCTTGAACTACCTCGTTTGTTTGTTAACAGAGAAACGTCAACGCCAGTGATGTAATCTCCTAATGTATTTTCCAAAAAATTTACTAATGTGGATTTACCATTGGCACCTGATAAACCTGTCCAAATATAAAATCGCTCATCTGGTGCTCCAATAAGTGCTTTTCCAAGTACCTTTAACGTGTATTCTAAAACACGTTTATTTGGTATAATTTGTCCAAGAAAAGTATAAATATCTTGTGTATGTGGACAAGTTTCGTCGTAATCAATATAATCATAACCTGTTGAAAATGTAATGTAATCATTTTGGGTACCATTTCTAAAACGACTTTCTCGGAAATCATAAATACCATTTTTAAATCCAAGTAAATGTGGAGTAGAATCCAAATTTGTATAAAAATCATTATCGTATGTTTTAAAAAGATAAACGATTTGTGTTAAAATATTATTTTTAAATCCAACATTTTCTAATTTTGAAATAATGTTATCAACCATTTGATTACGCATATTTGCATCAACTTTGTCTGTGTTTACTAAAAAATCTTGCAAATTTTTAGTTTGAACAGATGTATCACTTATCTTGATACTTCTATAATATTTTGGTAATTCTTCCGATATTAAAATATTCATTAAATGACTCTTTTTCCATCTAACTCCTCCAAATTCAAACCATTCTGTATTTCTTACATCATCTACACGAAATCTATCTTTATAGATTTGAAAAACTGCTTTTGCAATAGAATAATGTGAACCAGTTAAACTTGTTTCTAAAGCAGATCTCATTTCATCTGTCAATACAACTTCTGAACGCCAATATTTTGTTGTCATACTTAGATAAATTTCAGGATATACAGTTTCAAAATCATCTGGTAAATTAAAACCAGAATCTGGAAATACACGTCTTCTACATTCCTCATCGTGACATTTTATATAGATTCCATTTATACTAATTTCAAAATAAATTGGACTAACGTCTCTAGAATGTTCACGATCTTTAAAAGGACAATATTTACTATTAATAGATACATAATAACAATAAATTCCCATTTTGTTTGGTTTTAGATAAATTCTTTTAATTGATACGTCAAAATTTGATAAGCATTCGTTTTGTTCTTTTATACTTGTTAAAAGTTTAGTTAATTCTGTTTGAATTTTGTCATTATTAATTCCTCGTACTGGAATTTGTTTTTCAATCTGTTTAGTAATATTATTTTGTGTAATTTGTTGTAATTCCGAAACGTCAATTATCGTTTTTCTTTTTACAATTGTTTTAGAAAAATTTTCAAATGTTGTATTTTCAAGTTCTGTAAATTTTCCAGTATTTAAGTCATAAATTTTATACACTGCCTCTACACCGTCGGCATCCTTTTCTGTATCCGCGTTTTTATCCGCATTTTTATCAGCGTTTGTATCCGCGTTTTTATCCGCGTTTTTATCCGCATTTTTAGATTTTACAAGTTTTTTAGAGCCAAGTAAACGCAATCCTGTTCTATAAACAGAAACATCAATAGAATTTTTAATATCGTCAGTTAATACATTGTTATTTTCCAAAATAGTAGTAATTAAACGTTTAGCAACAGTGTTGTTAACAATCAAATTGTAAAAATTGACATGATAATTACAACCTTTGGCAGTGATTCTCTTTGATACAATGTATTCCAATAATGATTCGTTTTCAATAAACATTTTGGAAATTTCAGTTTGTGTTGCAGTAATAATGTCTAAAACATCTTCATCTGATAAACTATAAGATTTTTGTTTAGGTACATCTAAATCAATGAAAAATGCAAATTTTGAATTATATACTTTTTCAATCAAATAAAGAGAATCTCGTTCTGTATTTGTATTATCAGAAATAATGTTGTAATAACGTTTGTAAAACTCTTCATATTTATTATCAGGAACATTGTATTTACCATTGCTAAATGATAAATGAGTTTGTTCATTTGTAGCGTTTTTTGTAAATTGAAGCAAATATTTAGAAAAGGACATATCGTTTCTCTTATTTATATACCATATTTTTTTTCAATTTTTTTTAAATAAACTTTACAAACGATTTAATTGAAAATTTATTTTATATATAAACAATATATAAAATGGAGAATATGCAAACATTGATTTATGTCAAAGATAATATTGAAAATGCACATTATATTTATACAAATGATTTAACCGAAGAGTATGGGTTTGTAAAATGTTATGAATTATTACGTGAAAAATATAAAACTAAATATAAAACTAAATATACCGAATCTTTAGTAGATCTTAGATATATAATTACAAAGGATCGTTGTGATATATTTTGCGATGAAGAAGTTATTTTACATGGTTGGGTATGGAATTCAAAAGATACTAAACGAAACGTCATGTATGAATTGACAAAGATCCCAGTTTTAATTGTCAAGGAAACTAAATCTATAGAAACAATGACAAATCCAAATCTAAAGGCAAATGCTTGTTTTCAAACTGATACAAGTAAAGATACAAGTAAAGATACAAATAAAGATAAAGATACAAGTAAAGTTACAAATAAAGATAAAGTTACATTGAAAAAATTATACAATTGTAATCCTCAACCAGATGAATGTGATTTTTTTACAACTGTTACAAATAATTTCTCTGATTGGTTTTCTAATGAATTAGAACCAGTTATTGAAAATATGGGTAAATTAAATATTGGAAATGAAGGTTATGCTGTAAACCCATTTAACCCCATAAATAATGGAAATCTATTTTTAAAATACAATTGTGAGCAAAATTTACAAGATGTACTAAATGCTGAACTAAGGGATAAATTATCAGAACCTAATTTAGGTCTAAGGATTACAAAACGTAAAAAATTAGATTAAAGTAAAAATTAAATTGTCTATATCAGGAAAAATTTTATTAAAATATTCGTTTTGTTTATTCCAATTCAATGACATCTTTGCTAAATTAATCCGTTCTGTATCAGATGTTTTTATAGAACCTATACCAGTATCTGGTTCACGATCTGTCATAAATGAAATCATACCTTCCATCATTGACATTATATTCCAAGTGCTTGTATAAGTTTCTTGGTGGTAAGCTGAAAATGTAGTACAAATTTTCTTATTTGTTTCAAAACGCCCATTTGGTGTTATGAAAATAAAATTTGGTGGTTTTAATGGATATTGTTCGTCTAATAATATTTTTCCGAAATATACACCATTTTCAAAAGGAGTTTCTTTTAAATCATATACTATAAAATACCAAACTAATATATCATCTTCTTGATGTCGTAATATTAAATTAGGAAACTTGAATTTTTCTTTTTGATACATTAATATTTCTTTATTTAACCTCTTAAGACATAATTTAGAAGCCATAATTATATTATATTATAATGTAATTATTTATTTTTTTTAAATAAATTTCGTTTATTAGTTTAGTTTTAATTTTACTTTTTTTTTATTCGATATTATTAATATAGATGTCACCAAGTATTCTTCAATTACAAGCCATTGGTATACAAGATGTGTATTTAACAAAAGATCCACAAATAAACATTTTCAAGTATAATTATTATAGATATGTTAACTTTGCTACAGAAACAGTAAAGTTAAATATGAATACTATAGCCACATTTGGACAAAAAAGTACTTGTGAAATACCAAAAAGAGGACATCTTCTTTCTAAATTACATTTGCATATCCGGTTACCACGATTAAATAAAATATCTGGAAATTATGTTTGTTGGAATGATACATTAGGATATTCTATATTTTCAGAACCTATAGAATTGCAAATAGGTGGAGTTGTAGTAGATAGATTATATCCTCAATTTATGAATGCTTGGAATGAATTAACAAATACTGATAAATTAGGTAAAAATTTTATGTTGTTAAAATCTGATACATATGTAAATAATTATACAAATGCTAAAAAAGAAGTTGATTTAGTAATACCTTTGGATTTTTGGTTTACTAAACAATACAGTTCCGCTTTACCATTATTAAGTATGTTTCAACAAGATATTAAAATTAATTTTAAACTTCGAAATTTTTCAGAATGTGTAAATTACGATGGAGACGAACCAGGATACGCATCAATAATTAGTTCAAATGTCTATGCAGAATATATATTTTTAGATGATGTTATATTAAAACAATTTCAAGAAAATTCTCACAAGTATGTTATTGAACAAATTCAATATAATGGTGACGAATTAATACCACCTAACATTTCGTCTTATAATTGTGATCTTAGATTTTTACATCCTTGTAAAGAAATTATATTTTTCGGAGTTGAAAAGACAAATATTGATAATAATAATTATTTTGTTTATTCTAAAACTCCAGAAGAATCACCATTATTTACAGAAGCATCTTTATTATTAGATGGGAAATATCGTTTTGAAAAATTATCAGAATTTTATTATAGAACAATATTCCCAGATAACGTCCATTCTGTTATCCCAATGAACTATATATATACTATGCCATTTAGTATAAGACCAGAAGATAATCAACCAACAGGTTCGTTAAATTTATCAAGATTTAATGACGTTACATTAGCTTTAAAATTAATACAAAACAATCCAGAAATAAAAATCCATGTTTTTGCAATATCATATAATATCTTAACTATAGAAAATGGCATATTATCAATGGAATTTTTATTGTAAATTAAATAATGTAAAGTACCTTGCCCGCTTACGCGCTCTGCGTTAAGGGTATATTTAATTTAGTAAAGTTACATTTCAGGTGGAAAACTACCACGGTTAGGATTAGTTGGTTTAAGAGAATCGTCTCCGTTTTCAAATTTACTATTTAAATAATCATATATAATTTTTTCATATAATTTATTATCAGGTGTTGATATTATTAATCTATAGCAATTATTACCTTGTGTTTGTAAAAAAAGATTTTCTCCATCATTTTTTAATGAAAACTCATACTCTTCTCTATCTAATAATTCACCATCGATATTTTCGTCTTCATTAAATGGTCTATTTGGAAAAGGAGTACCGGCATTACCGTCATATTTTAACCATTCTGAAAGTAAATATTTAAATTTTTTCATAAATGCAGTTTTACCATATACTTTATGCGATTTAATTGTTAACGAATCACTTTGTGATCCACGACTTCCTGCAAATCTTGTTTTTCCAGCATATCTTATTTCAATTATACTAAATTTCATAATTAATTCTGCAAATATTTTAACTGAAGTACTAAATTTTCTTTTAATTTCGTGTGTAAAATAATTTTCACATATATTTTTATTTTTAGAATTACTATTGCATAATCGTGTAATATCTTTTATATCTTCTTGTTTTTCTAATATTTGTTCAACAAGTTCAGGTGGTAAATTTTGCATTTGATATATACAAATAAAATAATTTTCATATTAAGGTAGTTTAATTAAGTTGGTATGTGTTTAAGGTAGTATATGTTTAAGGTAGTATATGTTTAAGGTAGTATATGTTTAAGGTAGTATATCACCAGACCATGTCATATTGTGAATAGTTATTTTATATTGTTTATTATCATAATTAACAAATGATGCGAATATATGAATACCTGGTGTCATTGATAAAATTTGTAAAATTTGTAAACATTTATCGTAAACTAATGCCCTTCTATCTCCAGATGGATCTTCTAAAGTACATTGATTATAAACAATGTCAAATTTATTAATATCTGTTATATCATCTGTGAAAAATACAAATTCGTAATCGTAATCAAATATTGTGTTCAAACTCATTTTTGCGTTTAATGTGTTTATAATATTGTATAATAAAATAAAATAATCAAAATATACAAAATAAAAAGAATAAAATAAAAGATTGAATAATGTATATTTTTGTGTTATGTTTTTTATATTGTGTCATATTTTTTATATTGTGTCATATTTTTTATATTGTGTCACCAGTCCATTTCATATTATGAATGGTTACTTTATATCGTTTAATGTTATAATTAACAAATGATGAACATATATGAATTCCAGGTGTTCTTGTTAAAACTTGTAAGATTTCTAAACATTTGTCGTAGATTAATGCCCGTCTATTTCCAGATGGATCTTCTAAAGTACATTGGTTGTAAATTGTATCGAATGTAATATTTATATCATTTGTATAAAAAACAAATTCGTAGTCAAATATTATATTTAAACTCATTATCACGTTTTATTGTATATAATATACGCAATAAATAAAATATACATAATTTATGTAATAATTGAAATTTGCACAATTGGAATGGGTTATAATTATTTGTAAATAAAAAATTGTATAAATATAATTATATCGAATAATGTTGTTCCAGATGATCCTACAATCCACGGAATATTATCAATAATGTATTTTACACGATTTGAATTGTCTATATCTATTAATTTTATCAAGATAGATGCAAGGAATAACTGATTTGCAATTATAATATTTACAAACGCTGTAAATGACAATCCCTCAACACTACGACGTTTGTAATTTAATAAAATTTGTGGTAATCTTGATAAAAAAAATATTACAGTAGATGTCCAAGCAAAAATATCACCTACAATAATAGGTGGAAATAATTTGCATATAACTTGACTTGATAATAATAATATAGAATAACCAAGTAACAAACTAGTTTCGTGAAGTAATAATACATCTTTTACATAATACAACATTGAATCATATTTATAAAGTGTTTCATCCAAAAGAAGTGGGTAAGAATGGTATCTTGTAAGGTATCTAGGCAATCTATAGTATATTACTTGTATAAGAAATACCACGTCGAAAATAATATGATAAGTACCCATATATATAAGAACTGGATGTATTGATTTATAAATTGCAGAAACTACAGAAAGTGTATCTCCAATATACCATAATGCTATTAGATAAAAACTAACAGCATCTGATGACTTTTTATTATAATTTTCAATTAATTGTGGAATGAATACAAATAACCAAGCAATATTAGAAATTGTACTAAATGTCCACGATAATATCTCACCCAACATATTTAATTTAAAAGTTTTGATAATTTTAAATTAAATTTTGATAATTTTTGTATTTGATACATTTACTTGCCCAGGGGTAATGGTTAGTTTTACATTTTTCAGTTCTGTATATATAACAGAATAACGACTTGACAATTTAGATTTATATTGTGGAAACATACCAGCTATTTGATTAAAATAGCGTTTAGGTATTTTGTCACCATTGTTTTGAAAAATAATATGTGGTCCACTAATTTTGTCTAAATGAAACCAAGTATCATTTTGATTACTTGATCTTATTATAGCATCATTTTCACCTTGCGATTGTCCTATTAAAATATCATACTCTTTGTCATTTTCATCAACGTATATTTTTAAATTTATCATTGTAAGATAATTCAAAGATAATTCCAAGATAATTCCAAGATAATTCCAAGATAATTCCAAGATAATTCCAATATAATTTCAATATAATTTCAATTTTTATGTAAATATTGATACAATTTACTTTATTTAAACATAATTTACAATTAAATAAACAAGAGATTATGAAAATCGATTCATATGAAATTTCTAATAATACAATAATATTACATTTTGATGTTAGTTTTAAACAAGTTAATTATATAAAAATGGAATCCGTTTCATCAATAGATAATTCAGGAGAATTAGAATGTGAAGAAATGGAAATAAAATATTCTAAAAAGAAAAATACTTTAAATTTATTTATAAATGAACAGACCAATGTTATTGTAGTTTTAATTACAGAAATGGACAAACGAGGATTATGTTATTCATATTATATTCATCTTGAAAAAGGTATTCTTGAAAAAAGTATTCTTGAAAAAAGTATTCTTGAAAAAAGTATTCTTGAAAAAGGTAATTTTGAAAATTCATTTAGTGAGTTAGACTTGCCATTTCAAAAAATACTAACAACGCCTTTTACGAATAAAGAATCCAAATATAAAATTCAAAGTTTTGAAAAAAATCAAAATATTTTTGCAGATATAAAAAGGAAAGATAAACAAGAAAGATAATGGAACTTGAACGTTTGCATAAACGAATAGGTAATATTCCAAGTAGTTTTGAAAGAGCATATAAAAAGGATATTGCTGTTATAATTGACAATTTATTTCTAGAATATGATATTCATTATAAAGATACAAGTACACAAGTGCAAAAGGCTATAATTTTGAATCGTTTTTTATCACTTTTAGGAGGTCCTCGCGAAGATGTTATTTGTAAAGGTATTTCACAAAATGGTAACAAGTGTTGTCGTAAGGCACAAGATGGATCAGAATATTGTAAAACGCATAGTTATTTAGCATTTCGACAACAAACAAGTTCATCTGAACAACCGGATGTACTTTTTGTTATTGAAAACGACAACAAAAACAATTTAAACGTTGATAAGAGTAAATTAAGTAAAACATTGATAGAAGATACATTTTATTATACCGACAACTCTTTTGTCTATGATACAAATTCTTTAGAACGTGTTGGTTATGTTGAAAGTGGCAAATTCTTTTTAACTGATGATCCTTTTATTTTATGTATTTAATCAAATTTGAAATGTATTTAAAAATGTATTTAATTAAATAATAATAACAAATGAAAATATTATTATTATTTTTAATAAAAACGTGCATTGCACATATCTCATTGAGTTTTCCACCATCGAGAAGAAATCAACTAAGTAAATATTACCTAAATGCAGGACTAGTAAATTACAATTTAAGATCACCATTACTAGTAACAGATGATCATTTTACATTTCCTTGTAAAGGATTTCCAAAAGGTCCATCGGTAGCTACTTTTAATGATTCTAAATTAACAGTTATATTAGAAGGAACTGCTGTGCACGGTGGTGGACATTGTCAGCTTGGTGTTTCATATGACGATAAAACATTTGTTGTATTACAAACTGTGATTGGTAATTGTTTATTAGATACCAAATCATATTCATTTGATTTACCACAAAATTCTAAAGGAGGTGGTATGACCATTTTTTGGACTTGGATCAATAGAATAGGTAATAGGGAATATTATATGGAATGTGCAGACATTACAGTTAATACAAATGGTAACAATACAAAAATTGCAGGTAAAGAACTTTTAATTGTTAATTTACCTGGATATCCAAGAGTTCCAGAATGGGAACCAGATTCTCCAAGTTCAATAGATGGAAGAGATCTACTAGCCTCTAGAAAAGACATAAAATACGGTAAAAAGAACACGAAAAACATACAAAAGAATAATCAACAACCATCTGTAACATATCTACGACCAACTCCTACAAAACAACCAAAACAACCAATACTACCAACTAACAAACAAGCTAAATGTGATGACGATGAAAATAGCGACGATAATAAATCATCTTCTTGTAATTCAGGAGAAATGAGTTGTAGTGGTACAGGATTTGATACGTGCGTGTATGATTCGTGGGTATACAGAGATTGTGCAAGTGGAACTGCTTGTAAACAAAATGGTAATAGTATAATTTGCGATTTTATTTAGTATTTTTATTTATATATTTTTTTATATATTATTATATGTAAAAATTTATTATTTAATTATTATAATACTAAGATGACTAATGTTGTGTTTTCGACTGATTTAAGTATTTTAATTCAAATTATAACAGGGATAATTGGTTTACAAGGTATATTTTTATATTTGTCTGATAAAAATTTGATTCTTAGAGATGTATTGAAACTTGAAATGACTGTACAATTTGTAGAGCTATTTTTCTATATATATATTTTGCGATCAATGGCTAATAAAGGTTTATCTCAAATGGCCTCTATAAGATATTTTGATTGGATAATAACTACTCCAACTATGTTACTTACAACAATTATATTTTACAAATATGAAGAATACATTGAACAAAAATCCAATAAAACATTAGAATTTTGGAGTTTTATAAAAGAACACAAAGATAATATTATAACTATTTTTACATGTAACTTCTTTATGTTATTATTTGGTTACTTAGGAGAAATTGGTGCTATAGATATGACATCTTCACTTATACTTGGGTTTATTTTCTTTGGTATGTGCTTTTATACAATATACAAAAATTATGCGTCAAAGTCTAAAAATGCTAAAAAATTATTCTATTTTGTATTATCTATATGGAGTATTTACGGAATTGCTGCAGTTATGTCGCCGTATAATAAAAATAATATGTTTAACATACTTGATATATTTGCAAAAAATTTCTTTGGGTTATATTTATATTATCGTATTAAAAACGTTAGTCAATAACTAACATAGTTAATATTTGATAATAGTATAATTTGCATTTTTAATTTTTTATATAAAAATTTTATAAATTAATAATTATTTCCACCTCGTAAACGAAGAACTAAGTGAAGAGTAGATTCTTTTTGAATATTGTAATCAGATAAAGTACGACCATCTTCTAATTGTTTTCCTGCAAATATTAAACGCTGTTGATCGGGAGGAACCCACTATTTCTTTCCATTCAGCAAAATGGCTTCTCGTCAAATTAAAAAATTTAAACTATCATCAAATATGATCAAGTTGAAACTAAATTTATTCAATATCAAATCGATAAGACTTCCCCCTCTTATCAACAGGATTACCTTTTTCAAAAGTAATTAAAATGAATGGTTCATCAATTGTACTCGATTGTTTAAAGAATTTGATATCAATACGACGGTGTTGAATGTTGTAAAAAAATTCAATTTCAATTTTTTCTTCAGATTGGAAACAGGATTCAATATCTGAAATAAATTTCTTTAAATTCGGCATTTCTTTCAATATTTCTTTCAATATTTCTTTACCAAGCATATACCAACTACCCATATCATGGGTTAATAAATTACATGCTTTATATTTTCTTCGAGAATAGACAAACCCATCATGGCATAATTTTATGGTCAATTGTTTGTGGTCTAAACCGCTTGGCGTCATTGTATAATGATTGTCAATTGTCCCAGCATAGGTTAGTTGCTGATATTCAATAAAAACTTTTCTTTTAACATCAAAATAATTTGTTTCTTTTGCTTGTAAGAATTTGTAAGGAAACTTTGATAGAAATTCACCTAACATTCCGTCAGGAATAGCTAAATCCATGCTTGATTTTAAATCTTCCATATCTTTCTCGTTTAATTAATATTAGAAAATTAATTTTATATTTAATCTCTAGACTACAAAATTATAGATTAAGTTGAAAAAATTGGTCCTCTTCTAGAATTTCTATTTCATTTTACTTTCCATATGACATGCTCAGGTAATGGAATCTGTTTAGAACAAACTGATGATGATTATCTTGAAACTGGTTGTATTCATCAGTGTAAACCTGTTGAATGTGTGAATTACCAAGTGTGTAGGACAAAATCATTCCACCTAAACCAGAACCAACCATTATAATATTTGTCTCGTTGTTTAATGGTTTATTACAATGAGGGCATCGTTCCCACATTTTTTTGTTCAGGAAACTCATTTTCTCAGCAATTGTTTGTTGGTTCTCGATCCGTTTCAGAATTTACATCACAAATTTTCTTTAGTAAACTTTTTCAATTGTTTGATTTTGAACCACCCAATTGCTTATAAAGTAATAAACATTGCTTATGTGTATTGCTTATAAAGTAATAAACATTGCTTATAAAGTAATAAACATTGCTTATAAAGTAATAAACATTGCTTATAAAGTAATAAACATTGCTTATAAAGTAATAAACATTGCTTATAAAGTAATAAACATTGCTTTTAGGAGGACTAGCAAAAAATATATTAAGCGTACAATCTGCTCAATTGGAATAAGCTAACCCGCCCATACCGGCCATAATTCTGAGAACGTTGTAGTTCACAGCAAAGACCTTGAGGGATCCAGCAACACCGGTGGTGAGCTGAAGGGTAGCATTGTCGATACGAGACATGTTAACCGTGCCACTTGGTTGATGTTGTTCTGGGTTAAGAGCAAACGAGTAAACATAGATACCAACGGATGGAATATTGGTATGATGTTGGTATGGTTGGACGAGATTGAAGTAAGCACCAGGTCTTTCTGCAAATCTGTCTTGGCCATTGAGTTGGAGTTTAGCATTGACAACGGTTTGAGCACCAGAGTTATCGAATGCAGCAGGTGCATTTCCAGAAGGTTGAACAACCCAAACAAGTTCCTTGCAAGGATGGTTCAAAGCAAGCTTGCTCTTGACAGCACCAGATCCAACTGATTCAGCTCCAGTGTATTGCAATTGTTCAATGAGATATTCGTGTTGAACTTGAGCAAATTGACGACGTTCATCAGTATCAAGATAGATATAATCAACATACAATGAAGCATTAAGAGTAGGGTTTCCAGTTGAAGTAACACCATCCTCAACCAGACTAGCTAAAGAAGCAAATGTAATGTTAAACTTGACTTCGTGATATTGAAGAGCAATCAATGGGAGAGCAAGACCAGGGTTTCTGCAGAACCAGAATTGAAGAGGAATGTAAAGAGTAGTAGCTGGGGTGCTATCTGGGTTACCAGCATCAGTTGATGTTAAAAGAGCAGTGTTACCAACCATAGTCTTGTAACCATCTTCCTTTTCAGCAGTTTGAGTAAGTTCGTTCCAGATGTTTAACCAAGAACCATAATGTTTGTCAATAGTTTGACCTCCAATTTCAATAGAAACTTCTTCAATCAAGTTATGTCCAACATAAGGATACCAGTTGATACTGGTTGCGTGACCCAATGCTGGAAGGTCAGCTTGAAGGTAGACCTTGTGAATAAGATCACCGTTGCGAGAAACGGTGCAAGAAACTTTGCGCTTTTATACCCTACCTTTCGGTATATTTAAATTTCCATATGGAAATAGGGAATAGACTATATCTTAAGCAATTCGTAAAGAATTACCCATCACCATTTAGTCGTTGAACCTTAATCCATTTTCTTTTGAAAATTAGGATTCTTGGCTGCGGATTGTCCAATCCTAAACATTATTACCATTGGGTTCGATTATTAACCGAGTTCCTTTTATATGTTTCCAAATAAAAGTGGTAGTTTAGGCTCTAAGGAGGTCCCCGCAATTTGATGATGTCGCATTTAAAAATTTTTTTAAATACTAGCAATTATACTATTAATACTGATAAAAACTGGTGGATTAACATGTAAGTATTAATAAAGGTGTATAAAACGGTTTTATAATCAAAATATCCTTTTTTATTTGATTCCGATTGCTTTTCTTGGCAGTAAATTTACCAAAATCTACAGTTCCATTAACGATAATACCCCGTCTTTCGACGTATTTAATTTTGCTCAAAGGCAAAAGGGTCTAGACTATATCTTAAGAAAAGCAATTTAAATTGCTTTCCCCACTACCATTTAGTCGTTGAACATCACTCTTTGATTTTATTTCGTTTAAATAATTTAAAGCTGATTGATATAATATATCATTAGAAACATTTCGAGAAACAAAGTATTTAGGTTTTTCAGATAAATATTTAACACAATATCCATTTTTATGTTTTTGAATATATTTTTCATACATAGAAGGTTTAACAACAATTGGCTCCTTTAGAGTATTTAATTTGTTTAAATAACCCGTAGCCCTTTGTAAATTATATTCATCTGTTTTTGTTGATGAAATAAACCTTTTTTCTGGTCCCATTGGATGATTACACACTCTATATCCTTGTGTACATTTTATTAAATACATTGGCAAATCAGGATTAGTAGACTGAGAAAGTTTTTCTTTAGTTTCTAATGAAACTACCCTTCCTTTTAAAGAGTTACTAATTTTTTCTCTTGTAGTTTTATGATGTTTTCCACTACTACCACCTAATTTAATATTCATACCATTTGGGATTTGAGAATTATATTTTTCTATATATTCTGTTTCTTTTAAATCTAAATCTTCATTTTTACATTCTTCAACTATTTCTATTGTAAAATTTTTATCTCCATATTTTCTAATGGATTTATTCAAAACTTTACAATGATTTTTATAACTACGATGAGCATCTTCTAAGTGCTCTTTCCATCTTTTTTCTACAGAATTAATTGTTTGCCCTATATAAATTCTATTAGAAGGAGAAGTTATTTTATATATTATACCCATTTACTTATATATTATTAATATATTTTTCAATTTATTTTTACGAAATTTAAAATCTTTAGAGATTAGCTGCTGATTGCCCAATTCTTTAAATTGTCACCGAAAGACTAACAGTCTTGAGGACCGTTAGTCCTTGTGGCTAAAGCCACTACCCAAGTTTATTCTTGGCCAGTTATATGTTTCCATTATAACCTTGGTATTAAAGACTCTAAGGGGTTTTCAGCAATTTGATAGTGTTGCAAACCAAGAACTATATTCTTGATTTACTAGCAGCTATATTTTAATAAACGGATAAAAAACAATGGTGGAGATTGACGTTTATTAAATAGGAATATTAACAGTTTTATCCATAACATATCCTAATAGTTATGGCTGGCCACTTTTCAACCCTATAATGTTAAGGTTTGTTCGATTGATTCGATTGCAAAATTTGTATGTCTTCGATCCTTTATACCCTACCTTTCGGTATATTTAATAGGGAGTAGACTATATCTTAAGTTATCATTAAAGTTGATTAGACTTTTCAAACCCACTAGCGTTTAGTCGTTGAACCTTCACCGTAGTCTTATCAATAAAACAAACTAAAGTTTATTTTAGTTTATTTAGCGACTTTAGGTGATTGGCTGCGGATTGTCCAATCCTAAACTTTATTACCATTGGGCGAAGCTCAACTCTTACGAGTCGTGCAACGGCTACGGTTATTAACCGTGGTCCTCTTAAATATTTCTATATAAGAGTGGTAGTTTAGGCTCTACAGCACAAATCGTAAACGATTTTGCACTGCCATTCCATAGGAATGCAGGAGTTTCCCGTCAATTTGGAAGTGTCGCAAATAAATTTTTTATATAATTTATTCACTAGCAAATTCTTTTAAAATTTACTTTTATGTCCTATCTATTAAGACAACTTTGAAAACGTTTATACCCTACCTTTCGGTATATTTAAATTAGGGACTAGACTATATCTTAAGCAAATTCGTATGAATTTACCCATTACCGTTTAGTCGTTGAACCTTAAACTTGTTGTAAATATTGTATTGTTAATTTTTCTTACATTCGAATGTTAGAAGATACAAATATTTATTTGGTATTTACAATTTAGTTTCTTGGCTGCGGATTGTCCATTGTTACATCTTAAAAATTTTTACTATACCCAAGTTATATTCTTGGC